CTAAAAATTTAGTGTCAACTGCACCTGGGCAAATAGAAATAACTCTAATTGGTGCCAGGGCAATACTTAAATTACGAGTCAAGTTATCCACACCTGCTTTGGCGGCCGCATAGGCCAGATTACTACCACCTTTGCGAACACCAGCTGTGCTACCGATGTTAACGATTACGGCATCTTGACTGGCGTTAAGCAACGGCAAAAATTCTCTAGTAACCGCAAACGCAGAACGTAAGTTTGCTGTTAATATGTCGTCAAATATTTCATCAGTTAGCGTAGATAAATTACCGTGTGCTATGTATTGTGTTTTTCCAGCGTTATTGATTAGTATGTCACAAGAATGTATTTGACTTACTGCCTGTTGTATGCTAGCGGTATCAGTAACATTGCACAATAATACCTCGTGACCTGTACCTGGCAAATTGTTAAGAGTTTGTTCTGGATTCCTATATACTAGAGCAATAATTTTTGCGCCGTGTTTGGCCAGGCGTTGCATGGTGGCCTGTGCTATGTCACCATTGGCACCAGTAACAACCGCGGTCACCCCGTTAAGATCAGTTAATGTTTGGTATGTCATTCTATTGGATAATCGTTGTACCAGCCTGGTAATCCTTTAAGCCAGTCACCAGGATCCTTTAACCACTGATCTCCTAGGTTTTCATAGGCTGTTTGTATGCGTTGTTGAATTTCCATTACTCCAGGATTTTCTTGTTCAAATAACCAGGAATCTCTAGGATTGCGTATCCAACTACTGGGTTTTCCTTCTGTGTAAGTCTCAGTGTTCCAGTAGGGATAAACCACTTCGTGTACTGCTTCTCGATCTAAAAAATACTTCTCACCGTTGACCATAATATTTCCGTTGATAGAATTAAGCCATTTTTGTCTGGACATATCCTGTTTGTGATCTTCGTACCAGGCCTGTGATATTATCATGTGTTCTGATTTTTCTCTACAAGCATTGCGAATTAAGTGTGCTTGTTTACAAGCTATAACAGGAGTATCTCCTGGATTGTAAAACAATTCATCGTAGTAATCGTCACGATTTTGATTTTGTGTTGATACCGGAACCAAAAAATCATTGCTATCATGATACGCATAGCACGTTTTACCGTCGGCATTTACTCTAAGACTAGGTTTATTAGCACCCCATATTAAACAAAGGCTACGCCCTGAATCAATAATTTCACGCCACTCTTTAACGTGATGTCTTAAATATGCTTTACAAATATTACTAGGAGTTAAAAATTTATTTTGTCTGTAAATAAAGTTTTCTATTTCGTCTGACTCTTTGAGTAAATCTAAAACTAATTGACTCCAATCTATCATACGATAGTTAATATTGGGATGGTCAGCAAGTACCTTGGTTACCCGCGGATAAGCTACTTTAAATATTTCGCTATCCATATAGTTGTCGGTACTATTGCTACCGCCTAATTGATGGTAAGATGCTAGCTCATCTACTTTTATACTATTGCGTAAGAATACGTCTAATACATTACTAGAGTCGGCACCACCACTAAACATTACAACGACATAGTCGTATTTGTCTCGTATTTGTTGGGCACGGTGACGATACAATTCCCAAAGGTCCTCTGTAGGTTCAGTCTTCCAATCCCAGGAACTATAAGTATTTCGATTAAAATTCCATGCAGGCTCTTTACCAGATTTATTAGCATACTCGATAACTTCTAACTTGCTATATGTTTGAAAATCACCACACTCATAAAATCCAAACTGATTTTTTACACTATTCTTATGAAACATTTTGTTCCTTGTTTATTGTAGCCACAGTATCTTTCCAATGTAAAAATCCATTGCAGGCCATGTTATTGCGCTCGTGCCTGCCAAACCTATCTGGTTCGGATTCAATGGTAGTTTCGGTGTAGCTAGGTACATTGATGTAAACTTGACTTGCGTACCTAGTTAATTCTATTCCGTTCTCCCAGATCCGCCACATAAATTGTTGTTCGCAGGGTTGAACATTAAGCCGTATAACATAATGGTTCATTATAATTTTCCTTAATTTTTAAAATGTTAGTTGATAATATTTTGAACGTATCATAGGAATATTATATAAATTATTACCAGACAAATTAAAATATTTCCCGGCGGCATCATTTTGTACATTTATCATTGAATTAACAAAATTTTTAAATACTTTTGTATCTCTGATACTATTAAACAATTCTTTTCCAAGTCCATCGGTTTGGGCCGAAGTGTAATCCTTTGATGAATTAATTATTAGTTTGTTATTCCAACTTTCTAAATGTTGTAATCTACTGTTTGCTAAGTCGCCAAATCTTCCCGATGCAGTACTGTACTCATTCCAATCCAAAGTATTTGGATCAAATTGCAAATTAGCACGAGCAACATCAGTACTTAGTACTGTTAGGTTAAATTTTAATTTTAAATAATTTTTCAACATATACGATTGCTTAATGTGCAGCTCTGGCAATTCTGGGGTAATATAAAAACATTCAAGAAAAGGGCAATTCATTGGGCGCACATAATTAATATCGTCTTGAAACGAATATACTTTACCACCGGATTCAAAATGTAATCTAGGTTTTTCAAAACCAATTACTGATATTGCATCTTGTTCCAAAATACCGCATAATTTTTCATGCTCTACTCCCATGCCACCGTGTAACGCAAAAGTGTATCGATTAGCCGTGTCCCAAATCCAGTCCTCAGAATGATATGCTTTTTCTAAAAGAGTCATATCGCCGATGTCGCTGTCAATTATAATTTTACAAAAAGGATCGTAAATGCCTTTATTTAAAAATTCAAGTGTATTTTTATAAAGTGACTGTAACCGTTCCGCCGTTCGAGTTCTAACATATAAAATATCAATATGAATATTATTTCTTTCAAATACCTTGTAAATAGTGTAACTGTCGGTGCCGCCGCTAAAGTGTAAAATGATAGGTTTATTCTTGGCGGCAATTTGGTGAGCTCGTATATCTAATAATTCGTCCCAAGTTTGTTTAGGTTCAGTCTCCCAATTAACAGAATCGAATGAGGTTTCGTACATATTGAACCAAACTTTTTGATTGGTATTATACGCATGATGCGCCGCTTGAAATTTATTAAAAAACTTCTGGTTACCGACTTGGTAGTGTAAATCATTCATTGATATAGTAGTATTAATAAATATAGTTATGATAAATCAAGCAGGCATCAATGATTTCTATCTTAATGGCATTGAGCCGCCGGATTGTGCTTTTAAACGGTTAGAGCATCTTAAATATTCTGGGCTTGCTTTGGTTAGTAAAATACAACCAGGTGAGTCGGTAATAGACATTGGGTGCGGAAACAATATTTTTAAAAAATTTATACCTAATCTAATAGGTATAGACCCTGTCTATGATGCTGCAGATCATAAAACAGACCTTCAAAATTTTGTTACAGACAAAAAATTTAATGTTGCATTTTGTTTAGGATCCATTATGCACGGAAATTCAAATGATATAGAACAGCAAATTAGTAGGGTGGTAAACTTGTTAACACTTAATTCTAGAATTTATTGGAGAGTCAAACCTGGATTTTCTAATTCAAACCTTGACAAATTTTCCTGGACCCTAAATGACCATTATGTCTTTGCTGAAAAATTTGGGTTTGATGTAGTTGACTACGCATGGGAAATTTTAAATACAGGCGACCCAACACCGGATCGATTGTATGTAGAATGGGTTAGATCTTAGTAAAATAAGTTAATTTTTTTTGCTTATACTGATTAACAAATTCTACAGTATTGCGAGACAACTCGTCAAATGGATTTGTACTTGATTGCAAAGGATGAAAATTAATCCACCAATTAATATCTTTGTACACTACAGACATATCAAATATCATCCAGGGATTACATTTAATATTTTTAGCGGAGATATCGTTAAGCTCCTTACACAGGTTAATCGCCTCAATTAAATTTAACTGATCATTCTCCCAAGTAACTAAGTTAATACCACGATCTCTCAATCCTCGTCCCGACGGTAACTCGCCCACTTGCGTGGTGCTTTCTTTGTAGCCATATTTTGCATAGTTTTGTTCAATAGGGCTCAATACTTCACCAGACCCGTTATTTTGTTTAATTGATAATGGAAACCAATACCACATGTCCATAGGCAGTTCTTTGTTTAACCAAGAGCATATTTCTCTTTGTTTCTCAACAGTATCGTTAGGTAATCCAGCAATAAAAGTTCCGTAGATAAACAAGTTGGGATATTGTAGTTTAATATCTTTTAAATATTGTACGAGTAGGTTGGGATCAACAGTTTTGCCAATAAGTTTACCTGTATCTTTGTTTAAAGAGTCGATACCAAAATGTACAGCAACAACTCCGGCTTTGACTAATTTATCTAACAAGCCTTTTTGTTTATATAACAAGTCAAGTCGTAGGAAACAAACTACTTCAATTGGTTCGGGAATAAGTTTTGAAATGTGTAATAACAAGTTGGCTTTTTCATCGGTATCGTTAAACGTACTATCTATAATAGAAAATTTTGTAATTCCGTATTGCTGATAAGCGTATAGGAATTCATCAATGATAGCCTGGCTGTCTTTTTCAAAATCTTGTTTACGAACGCCAATGGCGCTATGATTACAAAAAGAGCATTTAAAAATACAACCTCTTGAAAACGTCACCACTTGAAATTCGTTAGGATCGATAAAATCAGAATCTAAATATCGTGTACTAAACGTATTACTTTTCATATCGTTAGGATAGTCAGCATTGGCGTTTACAAGTTTATTGTTTAATTTAACTATACCAGAATTTTGAAGAACATTTAATACGGCTGTTTCACTAAATCCTTCAATGTAATAGTCAGCATTGGTGTAATTTAATCTTAACACTCGCTCACCAAAAATTATAATTTTAGCATCGGGTAATATTGTTTTAATTTGTGTGTAAAGAGATTTCCAGTCTTTGTATTTTTTGTCTAAAGTTGCAACAATACAAATAAACTTTGGATTAGTGTTAGTTAAAATTGTAGATAATTCCTCCACTGTAAAATCGTGTAAAAAATCAACCACGTCAACAAAAATATCATGCTCTCTTAAGAAATTCGCCATCAGGTGGGCCGAAGAATTTCTTTTAATTCCTTGGCGGTAACCGTTGTATTGATTCCAACAATCTGAAAATATTAATCCACGCAT